TATGCCCCCCCCCCACCACTATTTGCAGATACGTCGGGGCCTATCGTGAACGCCCCCGTGCCAGCGTTGCCGAAGAGCGTGCCCGAAACGCGGTCGTACATGTAGCCGACCTGACCGACACGGACAGGAATGAGGTCGGCAATTATGACACCAGCATCTTCCACCTTGAAGGAATAGATTCTAGTCTTAGAAAATGCCTCGGCCACATCAGAGGAACCATGCGACGCAAAAAGATATATCGACGGAAGGCTCCCCGTTCCGGAAATAGACCCTGAAGCCGTTACGCCATTGAGCGAAATGCTCGAAGTCCCATTCCCCGACTCAATGACGGCGTCGAAGACACTTCCAGTCACATATAAGTAGTCATTCAAATACCGATATCCAGAATAACCGCCCCACCTGAAAACCCTTATGTCTAGAGATTGTAAGTTCCTTGCAATAGCATATCTTCTCTTCTGGGCAACTCCAGACGAAAACAACACCGCAAGCTCCTCGTCGTCTATATACATTCCTTTGATGGATATCCTGACGTCTTGATCGCACACTACCCCCGTGTCAATATACTGCGTCCCCGTGGATTCGAGGTACTCCACCTCCGCGTCATACGGAAGCGGAACAGGGACCGCGCCGCGCTTCTGGAAGAACTGTCTGGCGCCGGGGATCATGCACCACCTCCCTGCGTCACAGTAGAGACCTGCTTGAGCGCAACGGCGAACTTCCCCGCCGAGATTTCCGTGAAGGAATACAGCCATTCCCCGGCGGCGGACGGCACCGCGAACTCCGCAGACGACGAATCCTCCTCCGCCACGAAAGTGACCGTCTCGCCAGTCGCCCCCGCGAACGTCACATCTGGCAGCGGCGTGCCGCTCACCGTGAGATCGACGAGCAGATCGCGCACCCTGCTGACGCCTCCGACAACGACCGCCGCCGGGAGAGTGAGCGTCGCGTCGGCGGATAGCGTCACCACATTCACAGCCCGATCCGCGAGCGTGCCTGCGCCAGATGTGACCGTCACGGCGTGGATCTCATAGGGCAGATCGGTCTTGTTCGCCTTGTTCGCCTTTAGCCAGGTGATGGCGGCGGCGAGCGCGGCGAGCAGGGAACCTAGCGTGCCGTACTCCCCGAACTCGCCGAGCGTGATGCCATCCGCCGCCGCGATCACCACGGGGCAGTTCGTCACCGCCGCCACGAATGCGGCGTTGTTGGTGGAGATTTCGGGAATGTCGTTCGTGAGCGCAAGCCTGCCGACGAAGTAAGTCTTGCCTGCCGCCTTGCGCGTTGCCACGGCATGGACATTCACCCATTCGCCGCCGCCGTCCTGCGTGGTGGTATCCCACTCCAGATGGTCCGCGTCCGGATCCTCCGAGACGCGCGAGCCCGGACCTCCATAGCTGTCGTAATACCAGCCTGCACCATAACCTCCCCACGCCGCAGCCTCCTCAGCCGTGAGCCATCGGATGGTGGTGTATCCCGGCGGCGTTATGACATAGCTCCATTCTGTGGAGGTCTGCACCGTCTCATACACATCCCGCGCGGAGGTGATGATGTTGGTGCCGTCCGTGAGCCGCGAGGCGGGTCCGCCAAAGGTCACATTCGTGACGATCGAATCGTTACGCCCGAGCGCGCCCAGGCGCGCCGTGGCGGCAGACTGCGCAAGGCAGCAGGACGCCGCCAGCAAACAGAATATATATATCATCCTACGCATCGGGTGTACCTCCCATCATCGTCACAAGCTGCGAAGCGAACGAGAAAAGATCATCGAGCGATTTCAGCGTAACGGTCTCGCCGACAAGCGCGGACGATATGTCCCCAGGGTCGCCCTTGTCGCCTTTCGCGCCAGTCTGGCCAACCGGGCCGGGCTGGCCGGTCGCGCCAGTCTGGCCCCTGTCACCTTTCGGACCCTGCGGGCCGGTCGCGCCAGTGTCGCCTTTCGCTCCGGGCGTTCCGGGGTCGCCCTTGTCTCCCTTTTCGCCGTCCCGCCCGAGCTGGATCCACTGCGTGCCGTCGTACCAGGAGCCGTTATAGAAGTCGCCCGGCTGCGGATCGGCGGGAAGCGTGGTGCAGACATGCAGGACGAGGATGGTGCCGCGATCCGTTGCGCTGGCATCGTTCGCGATGATTACCACATCGCCCGTCCCGAGCGTCCAGGAGCAGGACTCGTCGTCTCCGTCCGTGCCGGTCGCCACCACGGCGAGACCGTTGCGGATGGTCCCGGCGGTCGGGACGTCCGACGCGGGGATGCTCGCCACCCAGGCGCCGCCGCGAAGCGTGGCGAGGTACGAATGCGAAACGCCGGCGGCGTTTACGACCGTGAGCGTCACGCCCGTCACCGCGACGCCGTTGCGATGGCGCGGGACATCGAGGATGCCCACGGACGCGGCGCTCGCGGCATAGAGCTGGAGAGGGCCGCACGCCATGTCGGCGTGGCCCGCGCTCATCTTCACCGATATGCAGCCTATCATTTCCCGTGCTCCTTACTGGATGGCCAAAGCCTTCTTGATGGTGTCCGCTATGCTCTTGATGTCCGAGACCTGCTGCCTCGCTTCCTTCTTGGAGAGCAGCTGCGTCTTCATCGCGAGCTTGCCCAGCTCCTCGATCTGCTGCGGCGTGTACTTGCGCTTCAGATAGTCCATGAAGATCGACGCCTGACCCTTCGGCATGTCCCCGCGCAGGAAGCGGGTCATGGGCGCCTGGTCTATCTTCATCTCGTTCTTCGCGTTGCGGACGGCGCGCTGGTCTTCGCGGTGCTTCTTCTGCCAGTCTTGCCAGCCGAGCGCGGATTCCACGCCCTTGCCGATTCCCGCAATGTCCACCTTCACGAAGGTGGCGTGCTTCGGCGAAGACGACTTGCCGCTCTTCGCATCCTTGTTCGCCTTCTCCTGGTTTTCGGTGGCTTCCTTCTCCGCCTTCGTCCGGCGCTCCAGGATTTCGTTATACTTCTTGTTGAGCTCCGTGCGGATTTCCTCTTCCTCCGCGCCTTCCTCCATGAGCTGGTTCAAGAGGTTGATGAGCTCGCCCTGCTCTATCTTCGCCTTCGCGCAGACCGCCTCGATCTTGTGCTGCCAATCGAGTTGCGCTTCATCCTCGTAGTCGCGGATTGCCTGCCGCTCGGCAAGTGCGGCTTCCTGCTGGGCGGCACGACGCTTCTGCTCGGCGAGATTTCTGTTGGCAGCCTCAAGCTCAAGAGTAGCGATTTCGAGCTTCTCGTCAGCTACCTTTACATTCTCGGCTTGAGCCGCATTCGCCTTTTCCGCATCCGCCACTAGCTTACGCGCGGATTCAACGGCCTCAGAATGTTTCTTCTCACCTTCAAGCACGGTGGCATACTGCTTTTCTAGTGCCGCGCGCTCCTGTGAAATCTTCGCAAGCTCGTCATAAGCCTCGTTTAGAGTCTTCCCCGACCGCATGAGAGGAAGTAGCCCGGCAGCCTCATCCGCCCGCAGCGACTGTATCCGATTGAGAACCGATGCGTTCTTTTGCGAATATTCCGCCGCTTCAGCCTCGGCCATGGCAAGAGCAGACTGTGAACGCTCAAGATTCTCTGCCGATCTCTTCTGCTGCTCAATAGCTGCGTTCTGCTCATTCGTTGCCTTTTCTACGCTTGCCGTCTGCTTAATTATCGCCTCTTTCATGGCGCTTTGAGCTTTGATAACCTCCTTTTGCTCATTCGTGGCAGCATCGGCCATCTGCTGAAGTGTCTCTAAATGCAACTGGGCAATCTGCTTGCTGGCAGCCCGTTCCACCTTTCCATTCAACGCATTCAGGAATCCTTGGGCATCCTTCTCGGCGTTCCTCATCTCAAGCGCGAGATTAGCAATCCCGACAGACAGAGATGCCGCGGCCTCTACTGCATTCGCTCGCAACACTTCAGCAAATGCCGCAGCACGCTCCGCCGCCTCCTTGAAGTGGTTCACAATCATGCCGACGGCGGCGGTCGCCGCCGCGCCGATCGCCCCGAAGATGCCGCCCTGCACGATCTTGTTAAGCATGCCGCTCACCTTCGAGATGGCGCCGCCCAGCTCGCCATCGAACGCGCCCGAGAGCTCGCGCAGCACATCGCCGCCGCCCTTGGAGAAATCCTTGACGGACTTCTGCGCCTTCGAGAGGTCGGTATTCATCTGCTTGAAGGCATCGCCGAGCGAATACCTGCCGCCGAGCTCGAGGTCTATGCGTTCCTTAGCCATTGGCGGGCTCCTTCTTCCGGTTGGCGATCTCGTCCTTCACGCGCAGATAGTCCGCGAGGGCGGCAGCGTGCGCGCTGCGCTCTGCCGCCTCGTGGTACTTCACCTCTTGCGCGTACACCACCAGGGCGGCGAGCTGCGTGCGCGTGAGCTTCTTGAGACTCTGCACATCTCCGAGCTGTATCACCACGCCGTCCCGGATGATGCCCGCCACCATCGGCTCCTCGTGAGGTTCGCGGTCGGGCGGCGCCTCGATGCGCTCGCGCCCGTCGGCGTCCGTCACCTCCGCAGGCTGCTCGAAGTCTTCGGGCGAATTTCCCGCCACGGCGTACATCACCGCCGCGCCGAGCTGCTGGAGCGTGTACTTCGCGCACGGCCCATCGCAGAATGCCGCCACGGCAGCGCGAAGCGCCGCCCGGTCTGTCGGGTCGGGCAGGTCGGACGACGACAGCGAGACCGCGCGCAGGAAGAGCAAGGTCTGCGGATGGTCCGTGTCGTAGATCGCGCTCACGCGCTCGAGCCAGAGATCGTCCGCGATGGTCGGCTCGCGGAAAGCGACATCCCCGAGGAACGCCACGCGGGGCATCACGTGGAACTCGGCCGAGCGGGATCCACGCTCCACCTTCAGGCCGAAGGCGTTAAGGCGCACCACGTCACGCGGCGTCACCTCTACACCGTCAGCCCGAAGGGCCTCGATGTCCTCCATGGCAAGCTCGGAGACCATCGCTCAATTACGCCGCCTTCTCGAGATACTTAACGAGCGTCATGGAGTAGGTCGCATGGTCGCTGTCCGGGTTGGAGCAGTCGAGCGGCGCCGTGATCTTCCAGCCGGTGCCGGGCGTGACCGTGGGCGCCACATTCCCCACCTGCATGATGGAGATGCTGCACTCGATCTTGCCTTCGGTGACGTCGTGCGTGAGGCAGACGCCCTCCTTCGTCGCTTTCGAGATGGTCGCCGATCCGGTGTAGTCCGCGCTCTGGAGATGGCAGCCGGTGCCCGTCAGCGAGAACGCGGAGAAGAGAATCAGCGCGTGGTGCGTGATGGGCAGCGTGAAGGCGGGAATCTCGTAGATGCAGCCCTCGGCGGCATCGTCTTCCACCTGCTCGCCCGATGCGGAGATGGTAGGAGCCGAGCCCGCTGCGGTGCTGATCGAGAAGTTGCCCAGGCAGAAGCTCTTCTCGTCCACTTCCACGATCTTGCCGAGCTTGATCAAGGTGTTGACATCGCCCGATTTCGTGGTGGTCAGCTGCGCCTTGAGCTGGTAGTCGCAGGAAGGCGCCATCGTGTCGCCGTAGATGTCGGCCTCGACGATCGAGCCGTCTGCGCCGTGCGCCTCGGCCACGCTGTGCGAGTGGCCGTCGTTTGAGGCCGTGATCACGACGGCGGTTCCGTCATGCAGGCCGAAGTAGTCGGTTTTTGCTTGGAAGGACATGATTAGCCTTTCGTTAGTTGGTGGGAACGATCTTCAGGGTGAAGGAGCGGACTACCGCCCAGGACTTCCGGGCGGAGTCGTAGGATGGAGGGTCGCCGGCATCGAGGCGGAAGCCCACGACGGCGGCGGAAGAAACGGAGAGGTCCGTGGAGCAGAGGTCGGCGTCCAGCTGCCACGCGACGAGCTTCGCCATGATTGGCGAGAGGACGTCCGAGAGAGCGGAGCCGTCAGGGCAGAGGTCGCGGCGGACGGTGACGGCGATGGCGACGGGAATCTCGCCAGACGGAATCGTATAATCCGCCCACATCACGGCGCCGGTCGCCACGGCAATCTTCACGGCGGTGCCGGCAGCCTCTTCGCCCTTAACCTCGCCGGCGGCGGCAGCCTGCCACGCGCCATCGAACACGGTCCCGGCGGGCCATGTAGCAAGCGACTGGATCTTGGCGAGCACGCACGCCTCTATCTGCTGCTCTATCATTTCTTAGTCACCTCCGGGAATGGCGTAGGGATGTCCGCATCGAGCGGACCGGCGGCAGCCTTGCGAAGGCGTCCCGCGATGGAGTTGGCTGCGCGTTTCAGGGCGAGCTCGACAGAGTTCTTCCCGCTTGCGAGAGCGAGGCGGGCATAGTCGAGATTGTCCTGCACGCGCATGGACGCGGTGCCCTCGGCGGCGTGGAACTGGACGACGGCGGCATCGTGCGAGAGCTTCTGCGCGCGGAGCCCGGACGCCTTCGCAGGCTCCGAGCGCGTGGATAGCTTCGCCATCGCCCAGCCGAGCGCGTCCCGCCCCATGCCGCTCTCCTTCTTGAGCAGGCGTTCAACTCTGGCGATGGCGTAGCGATGCGCGGTGGCGGCGTCGGGCGCGAGCACGACATAACGCCCTTTATTCTTCGTCTTCTCCCAGGTTACGTTCTCGTTTGCGAGGGTGATCTGGTAGATTTCGCCCTCGCCCTTGAGCCCATACATGAGATTAACGGGAGTATACTCGCCCACGACATGCCCGTGCGAAGCGAGGCGCGCCGTGCGGCGGCGGTGTCCCTTGCGTCCGTTCCACGCGGCGACGCCAGGGAGACGATAGACATGGTACATGTGCGGATCCGCCTTCACGGGTGCCGTCTTCGTGTCGGCGCGGAGAGACTTCACCACCGTGATGGCGGTGGCGACGACGGCATCCTTGAACGCCTCGCCGAGGACAGCCTTGCGCCGCTCGATGAGCTGCGCGAGAACGTCCAGCGGGTGCCCCTTGTAGGTTATGGTGGCGTTCGTCGTCATGCCTCGCGCGCCTCCAGGACGAGCGCATCGTGCAGATGCGCGGATACGGAAGTGACGTGCGCGAGAGCGCCGTCCGCGAAAGTGACCTGCCAGCCGACCTTTGGCGCCTGCGTGCCCTGGGGCCACGCCCCGCATCCCTTGAGAGGGATATGGACCGCGAATCGCCGCCGGGTGGACTCGGCGTCGCCGTCCGCGAACGGGTCGTCGATGCCGAGGTCGAAGACGCAGGCACGGCAATCCACGCGCACGCCGCCGGGATTGGCGACGGTGACGCGATCCTCATACATCGGATCGAACGCGCGCGGATTGTCGAACATGCTGCGCATGGGGACTTACTCGAAGACGAGACGGAGCCAGCCATTCGTCGCGGCGGTGCCCGTGAAGACGAGCTCCTCCGTGGCGGTGAGATACGTGGACGCCGCCGGCGCGCCCTGGTACACCTTGCCGCTGGCGGTGCCCGTGAGCAGCGAGATGTTGGTCGAGACCACTTCCTTCAGCGCCCAGGAGACGTTCGTCGTCGCCACCTCCACGGTGTTCGTCACATGCCAGATGAGGTTGCAGTAGACGTATGTCGGCAGCGGCAGCGCGGAGACCGTCACCACGTTGGTGGCGTGCGTGACCGTGTTGGAGTATGCCGCCGTCCAGGAGTAGTTGGTCGCGAAGGATATGGCGACGTTGTTCGTGTAGACCGGCGCGGAATAGACCGCGACGAGCGAGAACGAGCCGCCCGACTGCGTTGCCGAGAAGGCCGTGGCCTGGACGAGCTTGCCGTCAACGCCAGGGCAGAATGAGACGCCGCTCTCCGGCGTGAAGGTCTTGACCGTCGTGGCGCCGACGCAGAGCGCCGCCGCAGCGAGCAGGATTGCGAGTGTCTTCTTCATTGTCTTGATTCCGTGTCGGTTGAATGTGCCCCCGGTGGAGGGAAAGGGGGGAGGAAACCTCCACCGGGGGCGGGGGGGATGGAAACGCTTACGCCACCACGATCTGGTAGTAGCCGGGCGCGCCCGTGGCGGCGCCGTTCGCGTCGAGCTTCGTCAGCTTCGAGCCGAACAGACCCTCGGACGTCCAGAACGCCTCGCCGTCGTCGGGGTTGACCACGACGCGCTCCGTGAGCGTGATGCCGCTGATCTCGTCCGTGACCTCGCCGTACTCGATGAGGTTGCCGACTGCGCCCTTGAGGGGCTTCACGACGCGGTTGACCACGGCGATGGCGTTCTCGGGCACGATGAAGCCCTTGCCCTTGCCGTCCGAGTCGGCGGCGCTGTCCGTGCTGATCGTCGGCGCGGAATAGATCGCCTTGAAGCCGAGCGCCTGACCGATCGCCACGCCGCGAATCACGCCGCCATCGCCCACGACGCCAGCCGTCAGGAGCGAGCAGAGCGTCTTGTGGGTGCTGGGCTCGAGCAGGAGCACGCAGGTGGAGGGGTCGATCTTCGCCGTCTTCTCCATGTACGCGGCGAGCGCGAGGAAGTCCGCGAGCGTGGATCCGCCGAGCGTGATGGCGGCATCGCGCGCCGAGCGCGTGAGCTTGCCCGTGACGCTCTTGACGAGCTCGATGCCGACGGCACGACCAGCCACGGGTCCGAACTTGCTCCAGAGATGCGCGGTCTCGTCCTCGAGGACGTCCAGGTCGTCCAGCGCGAAGGTGGACTTCTTGCGGATGTCCGTCGCCACGATGACATTCTTGATGGTGCCCGTGGCGTGGGTGTAGTTGGCGGAGGTCTTCACGAACGTCTCGGCGGTGGCGGCGAGCACGTCCACGGCAACGCCCGTGCCGGGCTTGACGGCATCGGCGGAGAAGTCCGTGGTGAACTGGGAGACGATCTCGAGGGCGGGACGGGCGGCGACGAGAATCTTGTCGCTCGCTGCGATGATGCCCTTCTTGGTGAGAGAGGTAGGCACTTTCTGTTTCCTTTGGGTTGATGGTTGGTGGTTTACTTCTTGGCCTTGGCGCGGCGCGCCTTGCGGATCGCCTCACGCTGCTCAGGGGACTTTGCCGCGCTGAGGGCGTTCTGGTATTCCGTCTCGGGGTCCGTGCCTTCGCCGGGGGACAGCACTCCGCCCGTGAGAAGGGCGTGCGCCTTGTTCAACCGATCCAGCTGCTCGCCCTTTGAGGCAAGGTCCTTCTCGGCTGTCGCGCAGCGCGCGGCAAGCTGCTCGGCGTTGGCTTTCGCCTCCGCAAGGGCTTTCTCCGCGTCTGCGCACTTCTGGGAAATCGTATCGAGCTCCGCCTTGTGAGCCGCCTGCGCCTCGGCGAGGGCGGCCTCGTGGCGCTCCTTCATGGCGGCAAGGTCCGCCTTGTACTTCGCGCTCATCTCGGCGAGCTCCTTGTCCTTCGCCGCCTGGAGCCCCTTGAAGCGGGCTTCCCAGTCGGTAGGGGCAGGACTCTTAGGAGGCGGATCGGCAGGTGCCGGAGCCGGGGCGGCATCCTTGTGCGCGTAGTAGGCGGCAGCCGCCTCGGGGGCGTGCGCGAACATGAGGCGCGTGTCGCACTTCGCGGCGGCGCGAATCTCCTCCTCGAGCGGCGAGGCGGCGAGTCCGTAGAGCTCGCAGTCCTTGTCCTCGATCCAGGTCTCGTCGTCCATGAGCTTGGCAAGCTCCATCGCGGGGATGGAGAACTTGCTCTGGTAGAAGCCGATGATGGCGTCCTTCATCTTGTCGAGGACTTCCGCCTCCTTGCGGATGTCGTTGGCGTCGCCCATCGCGATGGTCCAGGGGTTGTGCACCATCATGAACGCGCCCTTGCCCATCTTGATCTCGTCGGCGGCGCACGCCACGACGGACGCCATGGACGCGGCGACGCCTAGGATGTTCGCCGTAACTTTGCCCTTGCCGTAGCCCTTGATGGCGTTGGCGATGGCGAGTCCGCCCGTGACGCTGCCGCCGAGAGAGTTGATGTTGATTTCAACGTCGCCGTCCTGCTTCGCCAGCCAGCCGATCACCATGGCGGGGACGATGTCGCTCTCGAACCACTTCTGGGAATCGTCCTGGACGATATCGCCTAGCAAGTTGAATGTGTTCATTCCTTGGTTTCCTTGTTTTCAACCCCGGCGAGATTGTCGTCGGTGGTCAGGTTCTCGTTGATGGTCTGTCCGCTCACGGTGACAAGCGCAGGGTGCGGGATGCCGCGCTCGCGGAAGTAGTCGAGCTCCTCCGCGATGAGGTCGGCGCGCTCGCGCCAGTCGGGACCGAATATCTCGCGGAGGGACATGGTGAAATTCTTGAGGCCGAGCTGAATGGCGCCCTGCTCCTTCTGTGAGTCGGGCTCGCGCTTCTTCGGGAAGGAATAATCGACCGAACGGATCCAGTCGGGCGGCAGCGCGAGGGACGCGGGCAGGATGCCCTTGCGGAACGCCCATGCCGACCAGCGGCGGATGAGCCAGTCGAGGATGCCGGTGCGGAGCTGCTGCTGCTCCGCCTCGAACTTCGGCCAGGTAATCGCCTGCTCGACGAGGCTCGCCGAGTAGGAGCTGTCCGCCTTGCCGGTGGCGAAGAGTCCCGCCACGCCGTTCGCCCAGGATGCGTTCTGCTTTATCCATGTGACCATCCCGATCACGTTGGCGTTCGGGTGCGTGGGATTCAGCAGCTCCATCTTCAAACCGGGCGGCAGAACATCGTAGATGGCGCCCGCGCCCTCGATCTCTGGAAGCTCCAGCGTGGCTTCGGCGGAGTCGTCCACGGCAGCCTGCACGGCGGCGTCCACCTCTTCGTCCGTGGCGTCCGGGTCGATCGGAGTCTGGGCGTCGGGGTCGAGCCCGTCCGTGAGGTTGGGTGCGGAAGCCTCCGGCTGCGTGACGGTGGCGAGGGTCTGGGCGGATTTCTTCGCGCTCTGGAGCTCGTACTTCGCAAGCGCCTCGAGGTCCATCACGGAGCCGACGGACGGGGCAACCTGCGGCACGGACGCTATCTGGTTGATGCGCTTGAGGTGCTGGTAGATGCAGAAGGGCGAATCGAGCCATTGCGTGTCGGCGTCCTTGACGAGCGCCCACACTGCCAGCCGCCCCATGTCGTCAGTGAGGCGGGGGAACACGGAAACGCCGCGCTGGCTCATGGAGCAGAACGCGCCGCGCGTGCGCCCGAACTCGTCCTTGATGAGCCCCTGGTGCTGGCTCCATGCGGCGGGGAAGCGCCGCTTGAACTCGGCATCGGGAATGCCGGCGACGGCATCGCCCTCGAACATGATCACCTTGCCGGAGTCGCAGACGATGCCGTCGTCGAAGAGAAGGACCGCGCGCCCCGTGACGTACTTCGTGCGGACGGCGAGCTTGAGCAGGTCCTGGAGCGGCATGCCGTCGATGAACTCGCACTCGCGCGCCCAGTTCCCGAACTCCGCGCGGAGGATCCGCGCCGATTCGTCGTACTTCGCGGGGAAGGCGAAGGACGCCTTGCCGCCGTTTATGCCCACCACATTGAGGTCGAGCTGAGTCAGGAGCCCGTTCATGTGCTCGCTGTTGCGCTCGAGGTTGCGGACGAGCGCAATCAGCCGGTTCCGATCGTCGATGGAGAGGGCTGTATCCTCCCCGCCCTGCTCCGCATAGAGGCGTTCGCGCAGCGAGGCGTCCTTCGTGACGGGGTCGTACTTGCCGCGATTCACGTATCCGATCGAGCGGAGCGCGGTGACGATGTTCCGCGCCACGCGCACGCGCTCGGCTGCGGGGAGAGACTTGAAGCGGGGCGGACGCTTGGATGCCATCATGCCCTCCTTATCGTTGCGTGCCCGATGACGAGCGCGGGACGCCCGGCGAGAGAACGCTCGAGCACGGCAATCTCGCCCAGCAGGCGCGCGATCTCGGCGTCAAACTGCGCCGGCGTCCAGTTGGAATACGACTTGGAGCCTGCCCCGGAAGAGATGCTCGCCGACGCCGCGCCAGACAGGACCTCGGAGCGACGGCGGCGAAGCCCAGCCACCTCCACCCGGAGGCGCTGAAGCTCATTCAGGACTGCGATCTTCTTGGCGCGTGTCATGAGACGATTTTAGCCACGCGCAAGCGAAATCAAGAGCGGATGCCGTATTTCATTACCCCATTGGGGTAATTTATTGCGAATCTTCCTCGGAATTTCTCGGCGCCACATATTGCAGCACCAATTTTTGCCGACAATGGCGGCAGATTCCGTAAATGCGTTTTAGCCCCGTGTGGGAATCCGTGACGATGTGCCCGTTTCGTCCCTTGCGGAAGGGGTCCCAGGTGCCGCAGTATGGGCAGGTCTCGACCTGCCGCCGGATGACTCTCGCCGTCATTTCCGCACCCACCTTTTCGGCGCGCGCCTCAGGATGGCGTGCTTCTTCTTGGGGGGCGGCGCTGCCTGCCGCCGCCGCCATTCGTCCAGGGTAGGCAGGTCGCGCTTCGGCTCCTCGGGCGGCGGCACATAGCCCTCGTCATACGGGGCGAGTCCCGCGTTGATGGAGGGATTGCGGAGAGGGTCGAAGAGGTCGGCGGACGGCGGCGCCTTCGCGGCGGCGGCATCGAGCACGCGGGGAAGGGCATCGTAGAGGCGGAACCAGGAAGCGACAGCGAAGATGCCCGTGCCAACATCGCAGAAGTGGTTATCGCCCAGCGTGGCCCAATCCCACGCGAGGCGGCCCGAGGGGTGCACGTACTTCCGCACCAGACGCTCCGCGCACACCTCCGAGGCGAAATTCCAGTGCCGCATCGGGTCGGTGCCCCAGATCGAGCAGGAGCCGGGCATCAGCGGCGTCTCGAGGAATCCGCTCTGGAACACTTCGCGCCAGTAGGGTGCGTGGACGGCAAGGTACTCGCCATAATCCGAGCGCGTGACGAATACATGGTCGCCGCGTCCCACATGGTCCTTCTTGCCGCTTCCGAACTGCTGCCACCCGAAGCCGCGAACGGCGCACACCTGGAAGGGGAGCGCGAGGGTCTTGCGGATGACGTAGAGCGCGCGGGAGACGGCATCAGGCATGTAGCCACGATCGAAGCCCACCGCCTTGATCTGCACGCGGCGGCGGCGGTCTGCGGTGCGGAGGTCGAGCGAGGCGAGGCGGACCGCGACTGCGCGGATGGCGGCGGCGACTGCTCGCTTGCGGGCGAGGTCGGTGGCGGAGGGCTGGACGAGCGCGCCCTCCTCGGGATAGCGCCCGTATGCGATGATGCTCGCCACGCGCCCCTTCCCGAAGGCGCCGAGCCCCCAGGAGAGCCCCGTGCCCTTCTGTATGTTGATGTCCACGAATCCGACGACCGAATCCGTGCCGGGCGGCAGGACGAATTGCGGCGCGCCCGATAGCGCGTTGCAGACGGTCTCGGGCGTGATGGCGAGGTCGTTCCCCTCGGCGTCCACGCGCATCTGGTACTCGGCGGCGAACGCCTCCTTGCCGATAGCCGCCATCTTGCAGAGCGCGTGGTGGATGGCGTCGTACTCCGTGGCGGGGTCGAAGGCGAGCGGATCCACGCAGCGGGTGCCGGCGAAGCGGTGGCGGTTCTCCGCGTACCAGCCTCGGGACGCGGTGCGGGCGAAGTCGTCGTTTGCGGCGTCCAGGTGGAACGCCTCGATGAACTCGTCCGCCAGCGCCTCGAATCCGGGGCAGAGGTCGATGAGGAAGGGGCAGACGGATACGGACCAGTTGGGGTGCAGGTTGCGGTCGGCGATGCGATGCGCGAGGTCTCCGAAGCGCTGCGGGGTGATGGTGAGGAACGCCGCCATGGTGGACGTGTTGGCGGCGAGGTTCAGGGCGTCGCCGTGTATGTAGCGGTCGAGGCGGTCCACGGCGGTGGCGGAGCGCGCGTCCTTCTGGGTCTGGGGGTCGTCGAAGAGTAGGAAGTCGGGGCGGACGCCGAGCTCGTTCAATCCGCGCACGGAAGCGCCCACGCCACGGCAGGCGAAGTATGCGCCGCAGCCCGCGTCCTCGGGGTCGCCGAGCCCGTTGCGGAGCATGGGCAGGCGGAAGAGCATCTCGCTCGAGAAGAATCCCACGGGGCGCCCGTGGTAGGTGATGGTGTTCGCCCGCTGGACGACGCCGCCGATGGCGCGCAGCGGGACGGCGACGGCGGGGAAGTCCGTGGCGATGGCGGGGAAGCTCTCGATGGCCGAGAGCACGGCGCCCTTGATGGATTTCGCCAGGGGTTTTGATGCGGCGATGCACACGGGAAAGCGGCGGTGCCCGTAGAGTATAGCCCAGATGAACGCGATGACGGTCCATGTGGTCTTGCCTGCGCCGCGCGTGAACTCCACGGCGAGCTGCCCTCCCGAGAGGATAGCCTGCTGGAGCTTCTTGACGAGTCGGGCGTCTATCTCTTCCGAGGGGCGATGGTCGAGAAGGGGACGGCAGTAGAGCCAGCCGAAGAGCGCGAGATCGCGCCGGCACCGCTCGCGGACGCGGCGATGGCGGACGGGCGGAAGGTCGCCCAGCTCGTTGCGCGAAGCTACGAGCCGGGCGACGCGATCCGCCACGGCGGCGCGCTGGGCGGCTTCAGCCATCCGCCTCCCCGGGCTGTGCCCGGCATTGCGAGAGGATGACGGCATAGCATGCATCGCAGATGTCGATGTGCCGCTGGCTGCGGCATCGCTTGCCGGCGTGGATCTCGCGGATGCGGATGTCGATCTCGCGTCCCTCGGCGATAGGCTTGTGGCAGCAGTCGCAGGTGATGTATGCAACGGTCATTCGGCGGATCCTTCGCTAATCGCCCTGCGCTTCGCATAGTTGCGATGGCGCTGGAAGTGCTTCTGCATGAGGCGCAGCGCGCCCATCTGGAGCGCCGTCACCTCCTCGGGCGTGCGGTTGCGCTTCGCCGCCAGGATGCCGAGGATCCTCGCCGCGTCGATGCGGCTCAAGTGGCGCTCTTCGCTTGCGGCCGACGGAGCGGCCGCAGCAGGACCAGCATCTTGCAGGGGGGGGGTAGTGGTTTCTTCGTTCATTGGTTTCTCCTTGTTTGTGGGTAGTTTCAAAGCCCCGCGCCGTCCCTCTTCCCCCTACCACAGGGCGACCAGACGGCGCGGGGAAAGTGTCAGTGTGCCTTCCTCCATTCCGTGAAGGAAACGCCGGGATTCAGCTTTTCAAACCGCTCCTTCTGCCTGGCGTGCCAGCGGTTGCGCTCTGCGCGCTTGCGGCACAATTCATCGCAGTAGCGCTTCGGCACCTTGTTCCAGTTGCCGGCATCCGTCAGCGGACGGCCGCAATTCTGGCATGTCCCGCGAGGATAACCTCCGCGCGGCATCGGAAGCCGAGTCCGATAGTCGCGGAAGTCCGCAACGGGCAGCATGTCGATCGGTAGCGGATCCATCACTTCTCGCCTCCTATCTCGATGAAGATTGTGCCGTTGGTGGCGGTCGTGCGAAAGCCTTCCACCCGTTCGCATTGCCATCCGCGCACCATCTCCTGCCGGACGCGCTCACGGCGAACCAGCGGGCATCCGACGATCACCGCAATGCAGAACGCAAGCATCGTGGCTATCCAGACGACTCCAGCGTTTTCCGCTCCCTCACTCATGCGCGCCTCCTTCCTTCTTGGGTTTAAGCTCGTCCATCCACTCCACCGCGAGGTCATACAGCTTATTACCGACTGTCTGCACCTTCTCGTTGCTGACGACGCGCGGCACGATGAGGATCGCAGCCATCTGCTTCGTCGAGGGCGTGAACATCCGCAGCAGGATGGACGCAATGAAGACGCAGATGAATGGTATCGGGAACCATTTAGGCAGCTCCTCTATCACGACGGCGAGGGTCAGGGCCAGCGAACATGCTCCGGCAATCACCATAACGGCGACGACTCCATCGATGATGTTGTCAAGCATGACAATCCAATACATTTGCATTGCCGTGATCACTTCGCGCCTCCTTTCTGCTTCTCAAGAGCAGTGGCAATCCTTTCCAGGATTGCGTTCTGCGCCTCCAGAACTTTCGTCTGCCGATTCAGTGCGGAGATCTCGGAGTCGAATATGCGGGTGGTATTGTTGCACCCGACGAGAACCAACGCCGCAATGGCAACGATGTGTTTCACTTCGCAGCTCCTTCCTTTGCCTCGTAGGGCATCTGCGCCCATGCAAGTTGGCATGACCATCCTCTGCGGTCCTTCAATGGGCATTGACGGCAATTTCCACCGAGCCGGTCGGGTGTAAAATGCTTTCTGCAATATGCCTTCTGCCGCTCGGCCTGCTCCTCCGCCGTGCCCACGTCGCACTGGCGCGGCGGCAAGGAGAGGGCGGATTCTGCCTTGTCTATGATTAGCCCAAGAGTTGTCGCCGCATCTGCGCCTGGGTCTGCCCATGCTTTCGCAAACTCTACAATACGCAACAGCGCCTCGCGCATCGCCGCCGCGTTGCCTACGGACTTCGCCTTTGCGTAGAACTCGTCGCACTTTAACCGCAGTTCATCGGCTCGGCCAGTCCACAACTTCGCGTAGGCTTCTAGGTCCGAAATACGCTTATCAAGCTCTTCGCGCTCCCGCTTCCACGCCGCCTCGATGCGCCTGGCGGATTGTATGGCGATCAATCCCAGGCATTCCATCGTGGTCTTTGCCTTGTCGTCGATCCATTTGTCGCTACACCGCTGCAACTCCGCCACGATGTCTGCGATTGTCTCATTCTCTGACATCAGACCCTCCTTCCTCGGCGGCCTCGGCGAGTCTGCGCAAGCGGCATCCCTTCGCCATGCAGAACTTCGAGCCCTTCTTGCCGGCCCTCATGATAGCGCGCTTCACGTCGCGATTCGCCGCCGCCTCGATGCGGTCGGCAAGACCGTCCGCCGTCACATCGTCAATCACCATTGACGGCGGCGCGATCATCCGACCTTTAGCGTCGAACTGCGCCGGCGCGCCCGACCTTCCGATCCTGTAAACGAACGGAAACGGCTTCGCGCCAGTTCTAATCTCCGCCACGATGTCGGCGACTGTCTCATGCTTGGGCATCATAGGCTCCTTCCTCTTCCTCGCGCAGCATCTTAATTGCCAACACTCGCGCGTTGACGTAGCCGACCGCCTCGAACGCCGCCAGGGCGTCGCGGATGTACGGCAGCTGCGTCTCGATGTTGACATACGCAGTCGAGGTGCTGCCGTTGAACTTCTGATTGAACTTGACGAGCCAGCGAATCATGCCGCCCTCCTTAGTGACTTGAACAGTTTCAGCTTGCGATGGCGGCGGTGCTCCGCCTTCAGGACGAGCGCGATCTTGTTGGCGAGCTCGCGCACCTCTTCGGGCGGCAGCTGGTTGCCGTGCAAATAGCACTGCTGCACCGTCCACCGCCTGCGGGATATCTCGATGTCGCAGTAGCTCTTGCCGGCGAAGCCGAGCATCACTATCAGCGACTCGCCCGTTACGATGGCGCGCCCGTAAACTCCATTTCCCACGCAGTTGCGCATGCGGCGCCCCTCGGCGAGGAGCTCCTTCTGGGACTTCGCCAGGACGAGCGTGTAGCCGCTGCCCCTCAGGACCGCCGAGCGATTCAGCGACTTCTGGAACGCCTCGAGCTCGGCGGCGCGGTCCTTCATCGAGGACTCGATCCACCTGCGCTCCGCCTCGGCGCGCGCCTTCGCCTCGGCGCGTTCCTTGCGCAGGGCGGCACGGCATGCGCGTTCCTCGGCGGCACGGCGCTTCGCCAGCTCCGCCTCGATGCGCTCCATGCGCTCCAGGAACGCCTTGCGCCCGCCAGTCACGGGCGGATAGACGGTGCCCTCGTTGCGGAGGTCGAGCCCCACCTCCGCAGCCATCGAGAGATAGCGGGCATACTCGGCTTTATGGATGCCCCACTTCGGAAGCGTCTTGCGGAGGCGGTCGTAGTCGAGCCGCAGGCGGCGGTGGCGGCGCCCCTGCCACGCGACGCCGCAGAGGTAGCCCGACATGTCCTCCATGAATCCGAAGTGATCGGAGGCGGCGGCGAGGGTGCATCCGTGGCGGTATGCCCAGAGCAGCTCGCGGATGCGGTACTTCTGTCCGGCGAGCTGCGGCAGGTGTTCGCGGACGTAGGCGAAGAAGCGCCTATCCTTGAGCGCCTTGAGCCCGGCGGGGGAGATGAGCGGCCAGAGGCGCGCCTTCGCCAGGAGCTCCACCTTCGGATCCGAGCGGAAGAGCATGAGCCAGTCCACCAGATGCACGGGGAGGTTGTCCGCGTATTGGCAATACTCGAAGCGGGTGCCCTTGAGCGCTTCGGGATTTATCGACTCATGCCAGGGGAAGGTCGAGCCGGTCCCGAATGTCCAGGGGTCGTCCCCCCACCAGCTCGAGAGTATCGGCGTGCCAGGGCGCGGGGCGAGGCGGGAGGCGTGGCGGGACTTGCGGCTGGTGGCGCGCGGCTTGCGCCAGTCGCGCTCGTGCCATCGGACGAGCCATCCCGCTATCGGGCGGCAGTCGATGTCGCCGAAGATTCCCCTGCCGGTCTTGATGTCCCAGCAGGCGACGGGCTTCACGACCTGCCGCCCATAGCCGTCTATGCGGACGGCGACATGGAGGACGGACACCTCGCGCCGGCGGCGTGCGATGTAGTTGTAGCAGAGCGTCTTGCGGGTGGTGGGGTAGTCCGCATCCTTTGCGCGCCTGGGCTTGCCCGTAACGGATCCGTAGCGGCGCGGATCGTAGGAGCGCGCCGTGCGGCGGGTGCGGTCGAAGGCGGCAATCTCGCGGAGCTGTCGGCGGGTGAGTGTGCAGGGCGTCATGCCGTGGCTCCTTCCTCGGGCGTTGCCAGCAGGTCGAAGAAGAATCCCTGCTCTGTCTTGGGCTTCGACTTCTTCGCCTTCTTCTCGGCGGCAGCCTTCTTCTCGGCAGCCTTTTTCGCCTTCTTCTCGGCGGCAGCCTTCTTCGCCTTCTCCTTCTTGACCTCGGAAGGGGTGGGGGGATTCGGCGCGGGCTTCGCCTTCCAGTCCTTCGGCACATCCTGGAAGTAGTGCATCGCGATGGCGTACACCACGCCGGGGTCGATGTGCCCCGACCGTCCGCCGAGCGCCTTGCGGGCGACTTCCTCGATGAACTTCCAGCAGAGGGTAGCGTTCTTCCCCTCCGCCTCGCACTTCGCCTTGAGCTCGTCGGTGGCGTTCTTCGCGAAGTATCCGGCGATTGCCGAAATCGGATCGGTCGGGTCGATGTCCTCGGCGTCCTCGATGAAGCACTTGACGGTCTCGGCAACCCAATCGCGGGGAGTCTCCGCCGGCGCCGCTTCGGGCTTGTCTTTCACTTCCTCGCTCATTGTCAGCTCCTCCTCAATGGCATGATGACGGCAAGCCAGGGGATGCCGCTGGTGAGGACGATCGGCGAGGTGCCGCCGGGCGCGTAGTCGATGGTCACGTCGTCGGCATCCAGGCACCCGAGCGCGGACTTGATGATGCGTCCGTCGATGGTGTACTCGCCCGGCTCGCCGCTGATGCGCGAGGGCACGATGGCGGACTTGTAGCGCGCGGTCTCCGTCTGGGACGCGAAGTCCACCGTCTTGCCGGCGAAGGCGATGTCGATGGCGCCCGACTCGGGCGCGGCGAGGGCGGCGCGCTCCATCTCGCCCACGAACTCCTTGCGGGCGACCGTGACGGACGAGGGGAGATTGGCGGGGATGACGCGGTGCCAGTCGGGATAGACGGCGTCCACGGCGCGAGAGGTCACGGACCAGTCTGCCGCCGTGACGCGGATCGAGCGGGAGTCGAACGCGAGGCGGACGTCGCCCTCGCTGCCGAGGATGGACGAGAGGACGCCGACGAGCTTCTCGGGAAGCGAGACGGCGGCATCGTCTTCGGACTCGACCCCGTGCTCGACCTGGGCGAGGGCGCGCCCGTCCGTGGCGACCATGAGGAGCTTGCCGGCGGAGAGCTTCATGTGCACGCAGCGGAGATTCTGTCGGGTGGGATCCTTCGACATCGCCCAGGACGCTTTCCGCAGCATCTCGCGGAAGGTGATGGCGGGCAGGTATGCGGCGGCGACCTTCTCGCCGGGTCCGCTGAAGACTGGCCAATCCTCGACGCCCTTGTACTCGAACGCGAACGTGGCGGCGCCCGCCATGAGCTTCGCGCGGACCGGCGAGCTGGTGACGACCTCGCAGAGCCCGACGGGCAGCGCGTTGGCGAACGCCACGAACTGGCGACCGGGGACGAGGATGACGCCCGACGCCTCCACCACCGCGCCGATGCGGCGCTCGATCTGAATGTCGCCATCGCACGCCGTGAGCGTGGCGGCGTTCTCCGTGGCGTCGATGCGGACATGGCGCCAGGAGCTCATGGAATCGCGGACGACCGCGCCCGCGATGGACTTTGCGGCGGCGACGAGCGCGCCGTGGTCGAGTTTCATGTGCATTGTTTCTTCCTCTTGTTGGTTTCTGTTTCTGTGAATCCGGCGGAGCCGGGAATGGACGAAAGGACCTGCACCGCGTCGTCGTCGATGTCGGCGAGGAGCGCGCGCTGGCGGTGCCCGCCGATGTAGCCGTCACGGGTGCGGACCGCCGCGCGGAAGCGCGAGACGATGTCGGCGAGGCGCGAGACGATGCCGCCGGCGGGCTGTTCGCGCTGGAGGCGGGCGAGGACGGTGCGGAGATTGGCGTTGCTGCGCGCCACTTCGTCGGCGGCGCGGAGGCGCATCTGGAGGTCGATGATGGTCTGCCGCTGGCGGCGGATGCGCTCGAGCAGGTCGGCGCGGGTTTCGTAGTCGGGATTTTTCTTGCGTGGCATGTCTAGCTCCAGTCTCCCGTGTCCATGACGGCATTGAACGATTCCTGGCGCGGCGGCGGCGGCTCGATGAGGGCTTCATTCTGGCGGAGCGCCGCCTCGAGCGGATCGTGGCGCCAGTCCGAATGCACGCGGGCGAACTTCGGGGAATTGTCCTCCACCGTGCGCTTCGTGGCGCCGGCGCCTTCCTCGCGGAGGAGCGGGCGCGCCGCGTAGTCGCCCAGCATCCAGGCGAAATACCTCTTGCGCACCACGAACGGGAACTTGCCCGTGGCGCCGTTCTGGCTCTTGCAGAGGATCCACCAGACGGCGTCCACATCCTCGGCGCCGTAGATCTGCGCGGTCGGCTCCATGCCGCCGGGGATGAATTGGCGAGGCTCGCTGCCTGGCATGTTCCACTTGTCCACCACGGGCTTGTCGCGATGGAGGAGCGTGACGGTGAAGGCGTCCTGCTCGATGGAGCCGGAGCCGCGCAGGTCGGCGAGTCCGGGCTCGCGCCCGGCCTGGTCCGCCTTCGCGCTCTCGCGGTTCAGCTGGCAGAGCGCCACCACGGGCACGCCGAGCTCGTTCGCGAGGCGTTTCAGCGTGTCCGAGACGTAGCTGACGCGGGCGTACTCCACCGCATCCTCGCGCCCCAGGGCGCGGGCGTGGAAGAGCCCGAGGTAGTCGCAGACCACGATGCCGAGGTGCCCGGCGGCGCGCTCGACCATGCAGAAGGTGCGGAAGTCGTCCACGTCGCGGATCTCCGTGACGGAGAGCGGCCAGGCGGCGACCGTGTCGGCGGCGGCGCGCATGGCGTCGATGTCCGTCCGCGTGGGCGAGAAGAGCGCCTTGCGCAGCGAGACGCGGGCGAGCTCCGAGACGAAGCGTCGCATCATCTCGACGCGCGGCATGTCGAGCTGGTTCAGGACCACGCGCACGCCCTGCTCGAGCCAGTAGCGCATGAGGTTCACCGCGAACGCCGTCTTGCCCACGGACGGGCGCGCCGCGATGACATGGAGCCCCGGACGCAGACCGTTCAGCTGGCGCGTCAGCTCTTCCCAGGGCATGCGGTAGCCGGGCGTCCATGTGAGATCCTTCTCGACGATGCGCTTCTGGTACGCGGTCTCGCTCTCCGCGATTATGCCGTCGAGCAGCTTGCCGACGGCGATTTTCCGATCCGCCACGGCGTCGGCAAGCACGGCATCGAGCGAGGCGCGCATCTGCACGCCCACCTCGGCGGCGTCCAGCGTGGACGCGAATAGGCGCTCGTTCGCCGCCATCTCCCTGCGGATGCTGCGCTCGATGTTGGCGGACTTCAGCGCGGCGATGTGCGACTCCGCGTACACGCCCACCTCGGCGTTCGAGACCACCTCGCTGATCGTCGCCGCCGTCAGGCGCGCGGCGGGAAATTTTATGTCGGGGTCGGCGGCGACCTTCTTGGCGACCTCGAAGACGCTCACGGCGTCGGCGGTGGCGGCGGTGCCGTCCTTCCAGACGCGCTCCAGGGCGAGCCACACGACCGCCCACGGATCCGCCTGGAACCATGAGGCGCGCACGCCCGCCGCCATCGCGACCGGCAGCACGCTCGGCACGTCGGCGAGGATGATGCCGATGAGCGCCGCTTCCGTCTGCGCCGTGTCAGTCATCCCGCCACACCTCCTCGCCGGTAGTCGGGCGAACGCCGTTCGCGTCCGTCACGGGTTGAACCGCGCGCGCCGCATGATTTTTTTTCTCGGCGTTCCACCACGCCGAAAGCTCCCGTTGCCATCTGCCGCCAGCGAGCGACCTGCCCCGGCTGTCCTGCCAGCCGCTCTCCTCCATGCGCCGATGGAACTCTGCCAGGAACTCGTCCGGCGGGTGCGGCGAGGGGAAGTGCGTTTCGACCCATTCGCGAATCTTCTCGAGCGAAACGCCGAGCGAAAGTGCGTGCGCACACTCTATTTCCTTCTCCTTATTCCTATTCCTATTCCTATCATTTTTCGCTTCGGGGTTCGCTTCGGGGTTCGCTTCCGCATTCGCTCCCGCTTTCGCTTTGCGCTTCGCTCCATTTATGGCGTTCGCGCGCGACCTGCTGATGGTCGGGGCGGCAAGCAGGAACAGCCCGTATAGATCGGACGACGAGTCGGGCTCCACATCCTCGAACATGTAGTCGAGGAGCATCGAGTAGAACTCGCCCCGACGGTCTCCGAGGCTCTTGCCGGCGAGGTAGTAGCTGCGGAAGAAATTGAGCTGTGAGGGCTGCTCGCTCATTCTCCACGCTCCTCATTCCACACCCTGGCAGCGACCTTCGCCCGAGTCAGCGCCAGCCGGCACACGTCGGCGGTGCCCAACTGCGTCCGCTGGAAGTCGGCTCCGCCGACCAGCGCCACATACAAGGCACGGACGATTCCCTCGTCGATCGCCCACGGCATCGGCACCTCAGATTTCGCCGCCGGCACCTTTAACGGCGCCTTTATCGGTGCCTCAGACGCCGTTGGCACCTTCGACTCCTGCGCGAGCTTCTGCATCTGCTTCTTGTTCATAACTCTCTCCTTGTCCTTTAAAATCGTTAGTCAGTCCCCCCCCAGCGCCGTCGCGTGTGCGGTCAGGGCGTTTTTCGGATCCTCAGAACCTAACCCAGGGGGGCCGCCATCGACCCGCCGAGCCGCCAGCAGGTTCGGCAAAACCTCGGAACCCACCCCCCAGAAATTCAAAAATTCGCGCGCGGCGCGAGGCCCGGTCGCAAATCGCCGAGCGGCTCGCGATTTCGTCACGGACTTGTCACGCTGTTCTCTGCCAGAAGGCTCCGATATCGCAAAACCTTCCGCGCGCGCAAGCTCCGCTCGATCAACAAACGCACAAATGCTCGGCAGAAACACAAGCCCATCAGAACCAGCTCGCAACCAGACCCATATCCTGTCGCAATTTGCGACTGGTGCATACTCTCGACCCTTAATCACTTCCCCATACGCGAGGGCGCGCGAGGGGCGACGCTGAGAAGGGGGGCAGGGGTCCCGCGGGGGAACATGGGGGATCATATCGCCACCCTCCGCTCTAAAGGTCGGGACGGGCCCTCCCCGTCCGAGGCGGCACTAGCAGCCAGGTACGCATCGAGGCTCTGCCGCGTGACACCCAGCGCCAGCTTCCTCCCCCGAGGAACATATGCCACCAGCCTACCCTGCCGGACCAGCTTGCGCAACCCCTGGATGGTACCAAACGACAGCAGGGACATCGCCTCTGGATAGGTGTAATAGGAGCGAGCCTGTTTCAGATCCACCACAGACCTGCGGTCTATCACCCGCTCGATCTCCATTATCTGGGCAGGCGAGAGCCCGAAGCACGGAGCATGGAGGAAGCGCAGCAGATGCGCCTTGTCGTCAATGCTCATAAGCAGCCCCTCGCCTCTTTGCGACGATGCCAGCCGGCAGAGGCAACGCCTCGCCCGTGGGCAGGCACCCGAAGCTCGCCGCCACGCGCACCTGGATCTCGCCCGAGACGCTGCGGGCGTTCTCGGCGGACGCCTGGTCGAGGCGGTCCTTGAGCCACTGAGGCAGGGTTATGGATGTCTTGAAGTCGGTAGTGTCGGCCATGATTGTATTCTCCTTAATCGGTCTCTCCCGCGTCACCGCAAGCGCCACGCACGGACGCTTGAGCCAGGCTGTCGGTCAGGCCCGCCCGACGGCATTACCACTCCGCCGAGTCGCGGTTCCGTCCGCGAAGCATGTCCACGAATCCCCAGAGCGTCATCAGCACGGTGGCGGCGAGCACGATCCAGGTCGCAATCCGAAGTATCATCATCATTTCGTTTTCTCCTTGCTTTCGCAATTCAGCAGTCTTCTCCCTGTCTCAAATAAGCCGCTGTTCCCTCAAAGCACCGGCCCGCTAATCGGCAACTCCATGCCCATGTGCGCCTCGGCATCGAGGCAAGCGATCACACTATCAAGCGCCTTAATCCTGCCTTCGTAATGCCCCTGAGCGTAGCCGGGCCGAAGTCTCGCCGCCCGCACCCGAAGGCGCTTGATCTCTTCGATCCACATTTCGCGCAACCGCTTCACGGCCGCAACTTTATCCGCATCAGTCATCGTTTTTTCCCTTCCTTGTTTTTTCTCTCTTGTTGTTTGGAAGGGGCTGTAACGGGCCCCACCCGCCCGCATCGGGTCACGACAAACCGACGCGGGGATCGGCATGCCGAAGTGTTTAGACACCTTAGGGGACAAAAAGGACTCGCGCCAAGTGTTTAGACACCGAATGGCGCGAAGAAATGGCAACCACGTACCGCAAAACATCGGCGGGCTTCATGCCCCTGGCGGCGGCAATCTTCTCGATTGTCCGCCGCGACTTCTTAGAGAGATCGGCAAGCCTCATTTTGCCCTCCTGTTCTTTGCCTTCGCCTTCTTGGCCTTCGCCGCCAGCCTCACGGTCTCCAGGACCATTTCGTAAACCTCACGCCGAGCCTGCGTGATGTTCCCAGAGGCATCTATGATCCCCTCGGCCATCGCCCGACGGCGAACGCCATCCATAAGAAGGTCCGTGATGGACATTCCGGCGGCGTCACACGTCATGATTACCAGGGCCTTGAACTCTGGCGTGACGTATGCGCCGAGCAGGGTCTTCCCTTCCTTGTGTTTTCCTTGTCTGCTCATGTCGTTTTTCCTTTGTCGTTTTTACATGCCTTTTCAGGCGAGCGCAGATATGATACCAAAGTGTTTAGACACCTGCAAGGGGAAAGTTAAAAAATTTTATCTTTTTTATTCGCCCCTCTTCGGGGCTGTGGTATACTCCTCTCCGCCATGAAGAATCTAGTGATTATCGCCGCCATAATCGCGGCTCTGCCTGCCGCCATCCTCGCCGGGATAGACTTCTCTGCCGCCGATGCCGTCCGCAAGGAGCGCGACTGGAAGATGCAGGGCGCGAAGTCGAAGCCGACCTTCGACAAGCGCGAAACCATCGAGAACTATCGGGCAGAGCTCGCCGGCGTCATTCAGGCCGCCGCAGCCGACTATGCGCTCTACTTCTACACCCTCACGCTCACAAACGATGCGCCCAAGCTCGTCTCGGAAGCGAACAAGCACCTCGAGCGCTATTCGATCGCCACGAATCTCATCATATCGGCGACGCCCGGTCCAGACTACACTCGAGTAATGCGCCACTTCAATGGACGCTATCACGCCGATAACGAAGACTATAAAGAGACCATGCTGAAACACCACGACTCGCCGACCGACAAGGAAGCGGACAAGGTGGAGCTGGAGCTTCGCCGCCGGAAGCGCTGGGCCGCGCCGCTTACGCAGTTCTGACATCAATTTGGCATCAATTCCAGACGGAACAAAGCGAAACAAGACGAAACAAGACGAAACAAAACCCATATTTTATAGGGTTTTCGCATGTCCGAACCGCTCTTAAAATCCGCTGGCCGAGAGGCCGTACGGGTTCGAGTCCCGTCTCCAGCACCAATAAGGGGAATGTGGGGTTTTCGTGGGATTTGCGCTTGCGGGCGGTATGCGGAATGTGGTATCATTTAAGCCGCAGTTGACATCAATTTGACATCAATTAGGAACGCAACATGGCCCAAGATGAAACAAGACGAAACAAGACGAAACGCGGGCGGGCGGCGAACGGCGCCGGAACGCTCGTCCTGAGAGGACATACCTACCATGCCCGTTGGTGGGCAAATGGACACCTCATCAGCAGATCCACCGGCTGCGAGACGCTCGAGGCCGCCAGGGCGTGGCTCGCCGAGCATTCCGTCTCGCGCACGGGCCTCGCCGATCGGGCGGCAGTGACGAAGCTAGCCCGCCTCGTGTCGGCAAGCCTGGACGATGCCGACATTCAGCTGCGCACGGTGGCGCTCCCCGTTCGCCGTCTGTTCGAGATATACAAGTCGTCGGCAGCGAGGCGGCCCGTGAAGGAGCGGACGCTGGACGATTATCGGCAGTCGATGGAATGCCTCGCCGACTGGATCGAGCGACGCCATCCCGAAATCGCATCCGCCAGGGACATCTCGCAATCGGTGGCGGACGAATACGTGGAAGACCGGGCGAAGACGGTCAGCGGGAACCGTATCAACAAGCACCTTAATCTCTTCGCCGCAGTCTGGCGGACGCTCTCGCGCCGCTATGGGCTCGAATACAACCCATGGAGCTCCGACCACATCGCCCGGCGCGTCCACACCCCAGAGACGCGCCGAGCTCTCACGGACAAGGAAGTGCGCGCCCTGCTCAAAGGCTCCGAGGGCGAATACCATCTGATGGTGCTCATCGGAATCTCGACCGGCCTGCGCCTCGGCGACATCCTGAATCTGCGATGGCCAGACCATATCGATCTGAAGCGCCGCGAAATCGCCATCAGACGCACCCAGAAGACGGGCGCCGCCGTAGTCCTGCCGATGATACCAGAACTGCACCGCGAGCTTCTGGCGGCGTTCAGAGCGCGCACAGACGAGATCTGGGTACTGCCGCACCAGCACGCCAGGCTGGAGAAGCGGAACAATCCCGCCGAGATATGCAAGTCGCTCGCCCGGCTGTTCCGCCGATGCGGGATCCAGAACGCCGAAGGGCAGGCAAAGGCGACATTCCACTCGCTGCGGCATACGTTCGTCTCGCGCCTCATGCGGCGCGGCGTGAGCCCTGCGCTCGTCCAGGCGGCGGTCGGGCACTCCACCATGATGATGACGGAGCACTACACCCACATATCCGCCGCCGACCTGAGAAGGGGGCTCGCCGAGACGCGGCGGCGGCCGGCAGTTCTGTGAATGCGTATGGACAATAGCGCAAGCCGCCTCTTTTTGAGGTCACGAATTGTGACCTAAAACGGCGGCAAAAAGCCCTCGCGCCGGGAGGGAATGGAAAGAAGGCGGCGCGAGGGCAAGGGCGGGAGAATGCGCCCAGATCTAGCGGAGCGTCACGGAATCAATCGTAACCGTCTCGTCGAAGTTCTGCATGGCAGGATAGACATCCAGCAGCGCCGGCGCGAAGATGAGCATGTCACCACCGACGAGCTTCGGGACGGGAATCTCGACAGTGGAGGTATCCCCATTATTGCCAGGCACATCGACAGTGCCGAGAAACTGAGCATCAGCCGCAAGGTTATAGTCTCCCGTGACTTCCCCCGTGCCCGCAATCGTGGCGGAAACGGACCCTCCTGGCGCTTCAGCAAAAAGCTCCTGGTGCGAGAGCAGCGCCGACAGCGCCACCAAGCGAAAATAGCCGAGCGCATCCGGCGAGTGCGTGCGCCAGATGTTGATCTTCCATGTGCCGAAGAACGCATAGCCCAGCTCTACCACCTTCGTCATCTGGACGGCCATGCGAGTATAGCAGGCCAATCCACCAGGAACAAGGCGCACGGTCGATCGGAAACGGAGATATTTGAAGGTCGAGGCCCTGTCGCCATACGCAGCAGGCTTTACGCTAGTAGTGTGCGCGTTGCCGGTGCCCGGTTCCCAAAGACAGAAGCCGACAGACTCGCCCAGAGCGCCGCCATCGTTGCCAAATACCTTCTTCGAGCTGTCGCCGGGCTTGTCCACCATCTTCAAGATGGAGGGATTGACCGCGAAGACGCCCAGATCGGCAATCGGAACAAACGCGCCATTCGTGAGCGGAACCGCGCCAGAGAAGCAATCCTTGCGCGGAAAGTCGCGGAACCGCATGAGGCGATGGACCGCGCCGATTCCGCCGTTGCCCGTATCCAGCATCATTCCGCTTTCAAAGCTGCGCATCTTGAGGAAGTTTCCAAACGCCGTGTTCTGCGCGGCGAGATAGGTGGTCGCATCGCTCGATGAGCATTCGCCGGTATCCCACGCGGCGAGGTCCGAGGTGCCACCAAAGTGCCACGCGCCATGGTACGCATTGCCGATCGCCGTTACAGATGACGCCGCAGGCGCCGAGACTTCGCCCGAGAACGTGACCGTGCATGCGGCAGGCACGAGCGTGGCCGAGCCCTCGATGGAGTAGTAGCGAGGCGTGCGCGCCTCATACAGATCCCAATAGTCCTCGGGATCCTCGATGGAGACATAGACGAAAAATCCCGAATAGCTGTGCAGCTCCGAAATATACGGGAAGTCGCTGGCCTTAAGCTCCAGCTCGCCATCGCGCGCCCGGCTCTCGACGAGCGTTCCCGCGTCAGGCTGCCCCAGGAATCCCCACGACGAAACGCCGACCACACCCTGCGCAGGCGTGGACGCGCTGCGGATCGCGCCCGAATACTCTCCGCGAACATTCGCCCATGAGGTATCAGGCCGACCCGTGGACGACCCGGCCACCACCACGCGCAGGCCGCTTCGCAGATAGCGAGACGCCGCCAGACGCAGCTTGATGGACGTGACCGGCACGGAGTTGCCAGACGGCATATAGAAATAGTATGCCACCATCCCCATGTAGCCGCACATGGTGGCGTCCGCCGTGTTCGCATCGCCGCCCTGCTTGTAGGCGTCATAGCGGTCATCTATAAACGCCGTGTATGTAGACTGCTTGACGATCTGGCCCGTCTGCTCGTCTATCACGCGGTCCGTCTGCGTGACCTTGTTCGTGACGGTGGTAACTTCCTCCAGAGGGCATTTCGCCGCCTGCCATGGCACGCGCTTGAGCTCATCGAGCAAATCGGTCTGCATCGCCTGGAAAGAATACTTTGAACGCGCGCAGCCGCCCGAGACCTGGCGGACGAATCGCACGCACGGAAGATTAAGTGTGGATGTAGACATGATGTTTTCTCCTTGTCGATAAAGTTACCAGCCGTTAAGCGTGTCGCAGTTGTCGCCGTCGTTCGACACATCGTCGTCGCCGTAGGGATTGCCGAGGTCGCCTGACCAGGTGTTACACGACGAGCCCGAGTAGCCGCCGCCGCCGCCGCCGCCGCCGCCGCCGCCGCCACCGCCGCCGCCGCCGCCGCCGCCGCCACCACCGCCGCCGCCGCCGCCGCCGCCGCCGCTGCCCGTCTCGCCGTCCGATTCATCGTCAGAGTCGGCCAGCGAGAAGACGATCTTGCCGCCCTGCACGGTCATCTTGAGCCCCGTGCCGGCGCCCAGGTTGGCGCGAATCTCGGGATGGTCAGACTCGCGCCCGACTATCTCGATGCCGTTCCCCGCCGCGATGTTCCACACCCACGCGATGAGCCAGTTCCACGCTTGCGAGAAGAAGCGCACGGCGCCGATCGCGGCCCCGGTATGTATCTGCACAAGAGATGGAGGACGCGCGCTCACTCCTCGTCATAGCTCCAATCGAATCCCGCAGCCGTGAAGGCGGCAGGCAAGTCCGCGATGACGTCGGGCGAGTAGATGATGGCCTGCTCGTTCACCTGCACGTCGACATGCCACAGATGGCCCTCGTCGTGCTGGTAGCTGACCTCCGCGACGCAATCCTGGTACGATGCGCCAGCCTTCACCTGCCACTTCCCGAACTTCCATTCGTACATCGGGAATGTGCGGGTGTAGTATGCCTGCATCGCCTCGGCGCACGCCTTGGCCGCCGACTCTGACAGCCCGACATACGAATACGCCTTTGTGCGGATCCGCGTGTACTGCCAAAAGGGCTGATCGTAGCTGTCGGCGTCGTAGACGCGCCTATACTGCGTGAGCAGCCCGACGGATACGACGCGATTGGCGGATGTGTAGGTGGAGAGCATGGAAGGTTAAAAGGTTAAAGGGTTGAAAGGTTAAAGGGTTAGGGCGTACATTCGGAGCAGTTGCCGGCAGCGTCGCACGAAATGCACGTGGTGCCGTCCGTGACCTTGATGATATTGCCGTCAGACGTGACGGTGGACTTCGACGCATCGCCGCCCTTAGACTTGAAGAACGCTACGACCTTGGAGACGATCGCGCTGGACGCTTCCGAAGCGCCGCCCGTCTGAATGGTGGCATACGCTTTCGCCACGGCCAGCGCCAGATTCGCGCTGCCGTCGAAGATGGTCTTGACCATCACGATGGCGTTGGTGGACAGGTCGCGGTCGTAGGTATCGATCGAGGCCGTGAAAACGCCGTTTGTGCTGACGCTCGCATGGAATCCCCGAAACTGCTCCTTCGCGAACAAGGGCGATCTCGCGGTGAACGTCCATCCGCCCGAGAGCATCATGTAGTCAACGATGGTAGGCGTCATTACGCCATTGACCTCGATGACCTTGTAGATCGGAAGAGCCTGCTGCGGATTCTTCTCGATTGTCACTCGCGTCTGGCATCCAACGGACGCCAGGACGCACGCTGCGACGAATAGCAGGACGCAAACGCCGACGAGCGCCCTCACGACATGTTCCGACGATATCCTCATTTCATTCTCCTTTGTAGTTTCTCCCGCCGAAGAGGCGGAGAGCCGTGTACTCGATGCCGGCAACCCACGCGGATATGCCGAAATGCCTCAAGAGCGCCTTGTAGATCCTGTCCGCCTCTTTCCTCGATATGCCGAGCCGCTTCGCGTTGCGGTAGATGTAATCGTGCGCCAGGGCGGCGTAGACGCGAGGCGACTGTAAGGGATGCCCGCAGACCCGCCAGAGCGCGCGAGGAATCGATGCGCCGTCCGTGGATGTCCCCGCCGGCACCGTAAGCTCGCGCCCCAGGACGACGAGGTGCCAATCCTCCATCAGGACGGCTTCCGTCTCGCCGAGCGTAGAAATCGGCAGACGGATTATCGGCGCGGCGCAGGATGCCCATTTCGTGATCACGCGGCACCTCCCGAACGCCAGAAGCAGAGGACCTTGAGCGCGCTGTCGTTGCCGCAGAGCAGGGCGACGAGCAGCAGGATGCCGATGCCGGCGAGGATGAGCCCCTGGCGCTTCACGCGCATGCCCGTCTTGCATTGGCAATCGACGACGGCGATCATCGCGAGCGTCTGCGCCTTCATTATCTCGCTTTCGTTCTTCGCCGATTTCAGGTTAGCCGTCAAAGTGTCCGCTAGTGTCTGGTCCATCGTAGCACCTCCTCGCTCAAGTCAGATTAAACCTCGCTTTGTCGATTGCGTAGTTCGCCGCGATTTCGGCGGCGGTGGGGACGCGGGAGTAGAGGCGCATTGAGTACAACTCGCCGTAGAACGAGTATCTATTGTTGCCAAAGTATCCGATTTGAAGGCTGACCCCAGACGAATACCATGTACCCGCGCTACCACTTCCAGACAAGTCAACGCCGTTATCTGTGACTTTTTGAGCCGTCCAGTCCACTCCGACGGAATGCTTGCCCTCGGAAAGTGCAGTGTATTTTAGATACCCTCCGCCTATGTTCGTATATGCCCCGACCGCAAGACATTTCTGCCCAAGAAAATGCAAGACGAATTTTTCACCACTGGCTGAAACCCCATTGTTAAAGCATACTTCTGCATACGTTGGGTCTGAGTTCCCGCTGGCGTTCGCAATGTTCTGGTAGACATTAGGTGAATCCACTTTATATGAGACATCCGTCCAATACCAAGGTGACGATGCGGAGATTGTTAGGTCGTCACTTCCGACCAAATCCTTCCACGTTGTCGCCGCCGCGTCATGCACGCCCCATCCGGCGTTCTCAATGCCGTCCCACATTGCAATGAGACCCGTCTGCACGTAGTCGCGCGCGGTGGGTGCGGCTGGCGCTGCCTTCCGCGAGGCAAAGAACACCCTTGCGCCCGGAAGGCTCATGCGGCCTCCTTCCACGCCGAGCGGCGCGAAGAAGACTGCCGCCAAGATTGCCAATATTCTAAACATCTATGCCCCCCCCCCCACCACTATTTGCAGATACGTCGGGGCCTATCGTGAACGCCCCCGTGCCAGCGTTGCCGAAGAGCGTGCCCGAAACGCGGTCGTACATGTAGCCGACCTGACCGACACGGACAGGAA